CGACTCTTGTAACGTCGTATCGTGGGTTCGATTCCCACCTTAGGCTTATTTCACTCGAAGACCTGCGGGAGATCCCTTTAGGGCTTTGAGTGGCTTTGAGTGCCTCGAAAGCGTAGACGGCGACGCACCTGTTTCGTACGCAGGAAAGCAGGGTTCAAGTCCCTGTCGAGGCTTCCCGGTTCGTCTCGCTTAGTCTACAGAGCCTCTTTCATTGACCGTGCTCCAGCTATAACTTGTTCTACTGCTTCTTTATCTTGCAAAATGCTCATGTCGTCTCTCGGGTGCGGGTTGTTGGAATCCCATTTTGACTTTGACTCAGAAAAACGCGGGTTCGATTCCTGCCGCCCGGATTAGTGTAGGATTGAAGCAGTTACATAACTGGTACACAGCGTCTACATACAGGCGCATATCGGCTCCCTACCTACTTACACTAGGCGGGGAGCTTTTTTTGTGTTACATTACGGCGTGATCAAAGTAGGTTGGCCATCTAGCGGGAATACACGTCTTCTAGCACAGGTGTGGCGCGTACTGGACCTGAGTGGTATGACTAGTAGTGTTCGAGAGTCCCGAAACTTCACGCGTGCAGGTTTCGTTTTCCTCAATGGGTCTAAGATGCAAACCCTGAAAAAGGGTGTCCCGTTGGGAGAGATCTTCACCTTGGAGCTGCGCTTTCCAAATGGTGTTACCCAGCTAGAGGAGATTATGCTGATTCCATTCACTCGGCACAGTCAGCTTGAGCAGCGATCCAACGATCCAACCCAGCTAAACTACCGAGGCAACAGCAAGGTAACACTATGACCTTTGTTCCATCCTTCAAGTGCACACACTGTGGCAGTGTAAAAGCTTCTCGCGTATCCGGTGACCAGGGGCTGTTTGTTCCCTGTGGCTGTGATGATGCGCAAAAAGCGTGGGAACAAGAACACAGAGCTTCGGTAGAGCGTAGGAAGCAAGCTCGGGTTCGTATGGGGGGAAAGAAGAAATGACACAAGAAAACGAAGAGTTTTCAAAAGCATTCAAGGACTGTTGCCCGTCACAAGAGGCTGCACACTGGGCTAAGAAGTCTTGCCGCAAGTGCTATGGGCGCGGTATACTCGGTAAGCGTCACGTTTTTGGTGGTAAGAAGCAAGCTGAAGTATTCTTGGACACTCAAACAGGTGACAAGATTTACTTGAACGCAGAAAGCACGCAGGACGTGCACTGTTCGTGTACACAAAAAAAGTTTCAGAAGTGGCTGGCTGAGTTCAGACGCTTCTATCTTGCGTTGAAGGCACAGAACGAGGGGGAAGCTAATGAAACTGCAGCAGCATAGAAGGCAGGTGAAGCCTCACGAGATCAGAAAGAGGTCTGACTACACGAAAGAAGTCACAAACACAATCAAGGTTCCTGGGGAGCGTGAGCCTACCAAGACAGGTTACAAGGTGTCTTCTTTCAAGAACAACAGCTTCGAAACGTTTTACGAGGTTATGTTGGCAGGGACTAGTACTGATCGTGTTCGACACTACACCAAAGACAAAGTTATTTGGGTTGTCGCAGGTCAGGGAGTACTTGAGCTGCAGGGCGCCGCAGGGCGTGTGCTGGTGCCTGGGGACCATGTGGTTATAGAACGTGGTGACAGCGCCAGGATCACAACCACCGGACAGCAGACACTGGAAATGCTGGTAACACAACAAACGAAGTATGACGCCAAGCTTGAAACCACCGAAGAAACTTTGGTGGAAAGAGTAGCTACAGAACAGGACTTGGCTGAGCCTACCACACAAGAACGTATGGCTGGTGTGGTTGATTTTGCGCCTCGCCGCGGGTCAAAAGCAGTAGAGCAGCAAACAGCTGAGCGTGCGTCTCGTGGTAGGGTCGGTGGTGGTAGGCCTCCTATAGACGGAACACAGGACCCCGCACGTATGGGTTTCCAAGCAGGCAAGAACGCGCGACCTACGAACGGAAAGTTCAGTGACTCAGGAGCAGGTTGATAGCTAATGCACTTGTACTTACGTGACGATTTGCTGAGCAAAGCGGTAGAGCCTCCAGCCCCTCCTGGGGGCGGTCCTAAGACAACGCCTATGGCGGCTGTGTCCGGTGGTGCGGATGCTGCACCGTCTAGCGCCCCTGCTGCGTCTAGTGGTCCTAAGACAGTGCCTATGCCGGAGCGTCAAGCGGCTGGGATCGGGAGCGCGGCTGCTAAGCCATCAAAGGGTCCTGGTGAGCTTCCAGCAGGCATGCAGGTGTGTTCTGTAGGTGGTATAGGTGGTAGGTGCGAAGAACTTGGTGGGCCACCAGGAGGAGCCGACACCCATAAAATTGGGGGTGCGGCTGAGATAGAACACTCACGTCAGATGGCTGCCAAAGGTGCTGGCGCCCCACAGGAAGAAACCGCCACCGAAGAAAAACCAGACTCCCCAGAGGAGGCGAAGAAGAAGAACGATGACGCGTCCACGTCTTTCAACTCGCTACGGAATGAGACACAAGGCGTGTCTTCTGTCAAACCTGAAGACTACCCAGAAGACTCGCAGCCTATGGATCACTACAAGGTGGCAGCTGCGTTAGAGGCGCAAGGCGGTGGTAACGACTCTTCTAAGGAACTGGCTGAAGGGCATAGAAACATAGCACGCCAACGCGCAGAAGCCATGACACCACAGGATCATACGGATCTTGCACAGCAGTTGAACGCCGAGGGTATGAGCAAAGAAGCCCAATACCATGAACAGACCGCGAAGGAAGGAACTGCAAAAGAAGAAGAGGCGCGTGACGCAGGAATCGGCTCAGAGTTCGACAAACTCATCGAGCAGTTTGACGACAAGCAAGCAGCCGGTAAGATTGCTAAGGACGCATTGGCCGAGCACAAAAAGATGCTCGCCAGCAGGGCAGAAGGGGACGAAGCCGACAAGCAAGCAGCCGGTAAGATTGCTAAGGATTCTTTGGGCGACTACAAGAACAAATGGTCTGAGGAGAAATACAACGACCACAAAGAGAAGAAGTCTGCTCATGAACAGGCTATGTTGGACCACACAACCAAGAAGCCTCGACAACCACCCCCGTTTACTGACAAGCCGCCAGACCCTGACAGCTTCCCAGAAGATGGATCTGCCTACAAGACGGCGCAGAAAGAGCACGGGAAAAAGAAGACCGCTTCTCAGAAAGAGCATGCCACCCACAAGAAGGACACGTACGACTGGCAGCAGAAGGACCGAGACCTGAAGGATGCTCACCAGGAGTACAAGGCGCAGGACAAGGACTTCAAAGAAGCTGAGGGAGAGCGCAAGACGCAGGCAAAGGCTGACGAAGCTACAAAGAAGGCGAGCGAGAAAAAGGCTAAGGACGAGGAGTCAGCGGCATCCAAGGAGTCCGCAGCCAAGGCTAAAGAAGAGGCGGATAAGCCTCGTGCACCAGCCAGTACCATGGAGCACGCTCAAGTAGCGGGGCACAAAGAGAGCGCGAGCAAGGCTAGCGCTAACATGGACGCTTGGTTGGAGCACCTAGACACAGACATGGAGCACACAGAAGAGGAGAAAGACCAAATTCGGGCTAAGATCCAGATGGTTCAAAATGGTCTTCAGACACATATGAACCTACAGCATGTTCCAACGAACGACCACAAGGCAGAGCTGAAAGAGCTTATAGGCCTGGCTGGAGAACACGGAAAGGCCCCTCCGGAGCATCAGTTGGCGGAAGGCGCAGACCCTGAGGCACCCAAGGCACCCAAGAAACGCTCTGTGAATCTAGTAAGTGCTTTCGAAAGCGGTCGCCAGTTCGGCACTCGGTTGGGACGCGCTGCGGCCACCGGGGAGATGGCTGGCTCCATAGGTTCCGATATTTTGAACTACGGTGGGAGGGGTGTTGTGTCCGCAGGACAACACCTACTCAACAAGCCACGACAGGCAGACACCAAAGATCCCGGTGACCCGCAGAGAGAGGCGGTGGACAAAATGATGGCTAAAGACCCTTCGAACCAACCACAAAATCTGGGTCAACAAGCTGCGAGTGCTAGACAAGAGGATGAAGGCACACACAAAAGTTTGTTTTTGGACCTCAATGCCAGCTTAGACTTGTTGAAAGCTGTGCAGACACCAAACACTGCGGTGTCTTCACCGTCAGACAAGACCGCGCAGCGACAGCTGAAGACTTCTTACGCGCAACAACCAACTGGCGTGTTGGGTGGGGCGGGGCTTGCCATGTATGATGATCCTAAGGTAGGTGCTAAGTGGAAGCACGATCCAGAAGATTCAATAGAAGAAGAGTTGGACGAAGACAGCAAAGCAAAAGATGAAGATGGCACAGTCAAGAAGTCGATGCTAACCACAGATTTACCAGAAACTGGTATCTCTATGATCCGCGGGCTAAACAAGTCGCTGAGCGCAGCTCTTGAACCTGCTCGCTACAATCCTCGTGAGGTTGAGTTCATGTCGGAGGTTATGGGAGAGTCTGATGCAAACATACGCAAGGGGCTGGTCTGCATAACAGGAAGAAACAGGCACCGTTTTCACGAGTGGCTGATAGACCGCATGAACAAGTCTATGGTGTCTATGGGGGACTATCATGTCTAAGTCAGGAACAGCTGATTTTCCTGAGTGGGTTTCTAGGGTAGCGTCTTGGCAAGATTCCACAAAGGACATTCCGCGTTTGGTTCATGAAGATATCGTGAAAGCCAAGCTGAAGCCAGAGGAAGCCACTCGTGGTTTCAAGTCGTTGGTAGAAGACCCACTGGCTGTTCAGTACGCGATGGGCTACAAGGACCGTAAGTACTCTCTGACGTACGACGTTCTAAAGACAATTCCCCACCAACTCAGCCTTGTGGGCGCTGTGGTAAACACGCGCGTGAATCAGGTGGCTGCGTTCAGCGTACCCTTCAGAACGTCTAAGTCCGTGGGCTTTGCTATCAAGCACAAAGACCCGTCTCACCTCACGTCTAAGAGTGAGATGAAGTTCATTCAAGACCTGGAGACGTTCATCTATGCGTGCGGTCACCACGAACCAAACCCGCACAACCATATTAAGAGAGACGATTTTGAAGCTTTCTTGAAGAAGGTAGTACGAGACAGTTTGATGTATGACCAAATGTGTTTTGAGATCATCCCAGACCGTCGTGGCCAACCATACGAGTTCATAGCTGTAGATGCAGCTACTATGCGCCTAGCTACGGATCACAGTATCTATGGTCCGAACGAAACGTACAACTCACGCCAACCGGCGTATAGTGGTCGTCTTCTCCAAGACATGATGACTGCTGGCAAAAACCAGAACAGCGGGCCGTATCGTGCCATGCTGTTGTACGATCGTGACCCGAAAAGAAAGCCCGCCTACGCGCAGATGATCAATGGCCAGATACAAAACGTCTACACAGAGGATGAGCTGGCGTTTGGTGTTCGTAACCCACGAACAGACATCTACATTCAGGGCTACGGATACAGTGAGCTAGAGCAGTTGATAACTGTCATCACGTCTCACCTGTACGCAGAAGAGTACAACAGGCGTTTCTTCATGCAGGGGTCTGCACCTAAAGGGATCCTTAACTTCAAGGGTGACACTATGACACCTGACATGTTGGAGGGGTTTCGTCGTCAATGGCGTGCAAGTTTGGAAAGTGTGGAGAACGCGTGGAAGACACCCATTCTGCAGTCCGAAGCTGGGATAGATTGGATTGATCTTCATCCATCAAACCGTGAGATGGAATTCAACAGTTGGATCGAATATCTCATTAAGATCACTTGTGCCATCTTTTTGATGGATCCTGCAGAACTCAACTTCGACCTACACGGTGGTGTAACGCAAACCCCGTTGTTCGAGTCTTCTCAAGAATGGAAATTGAAGGCAAGCAGAGACCGTGGGTTGAAGCCACTATTACGCTTTGTCGCAAAGATGATCAACGAGCATATCGTGGCTAAAATAGATGACCACTTTGTCTTTGATTTTGTGGGGCTAGACGAGCTTACGGAGCAAGAGAAGCACCAGATGCATACTGAGCAGCTGGCTACGTACACCACTATGAATGAGATTCGTAGAGCACAAGACAAGGAAGATTTGGAATATGGGGACATTCCTATGAACCCTGTGTACTTGCAGTACATGCAAGTGAAGATGCAGCAGGAGCAGCAGAAAAAGGCAGAAGAGCAGCAAGAGAAGGCGCAAACACAAGCAGCCCCCGCAGCTGGTGGTGCCCCTGCAGCAGCTAGCAGCGAGGACAGCCGCGGCACCCCGCAGTACGGGGATAGGTTCAAGAAGTCTCTAGACAACACCAAGTTCATAACAATAGAACTAGACGACTGGTTGGACGCGGTGCGTGAGTAATGGGACACAAGCTCCAAGGACACGTTGATTTCCAAGGCCTCCCTGTTGCGGTAGAAACTCGCACAGGTGCTGAGCGTCATTGGACGGATGTGTCTACTGGAGAGACTGGCAGCACCACCATGCTATACGACTACGGGTACGTGAAGGGTACGTTAGGCACAGACGGGGACGCGGTGGATGTCTACGTAGGACCAAACAAAGCCGCTTCGACGGTATTTGTAGTCACGCAAAACCGAAAGCCAGATACCAGTGGCACTGGACCGTGGGTTGAAACAGACGAGCAGAAGGTTATGCTTGGCTTTTCTACTGCTGAGGAAGCACAAACAGCCTACATACACCACTACAACGACGATCGTTTCTTCGGAAGTATGATCGAACTCTCCGTAGAAGACTTCAAGTCCCGACTACAGACACACCAAGGAAAGCTTATCAAAGGCTTCATATCCGGTGTGGTGTCTAAGTTGCGCGCGATGGCAAACAAGTTCACTGGCAAGAAGCCTGCGGACACGGGCAGTAAGAATCCTGCAGCGGGCGCCAAAGATCCGTCAGTAGAAGCAGCAGACCAACACTTTCAAGGCCACCACCCCAAGTACACTAACAAGAAGGACGACGACGGTGACGGGGAGGCGGATCGTTTCTACCACGCGTGGGTGAACCACCACCGGGGCAACACAACTAGTAAGGCGTTGAAAGAGACGCCAAACCCTGCTATACTGTTTGAGGATAATACCCCTATGCTTATACTTTCGAAGTCTGTGGCGAACAAAGCATTCGAGCCCGTTGCCCGCAAGACGGGTAGTGAGGAGGCACGCATGTCTATAAACAAGGCTAAAATGGTTGATACCGGTGAAGACGAAGCACAGAAAGGCATTCCACCAGGCGCTCGTTCGAAGTTCACGGCAAACGCGAAGGACACTGACGAGGACAAGGTTCCTGATGAGTTCACGGCAAACGCGAAGGACACTGACGAGGACAAGGTTCCTGATGGGTTAGACAAACGTCCCGATAAACCGGGGTCTCGCAACGCGGAGGTGAAGAAGGGTGATCCAGGACCTAAGCACGTTTCCTACGATCGGTCATCTCCTCTTACAGGCAAAGACACCATTGCACGTGACGAGGCTAGGGCGTCGGAACCTACTGGAGAGTTGTCGATGGACAAAAGTAACCCCTACTCCGCGAGATCAAAGATTCGGTACGCTCAGAGTGTCAACGCTGATCTTGACGAAAGTGACCGTGCAGCTGGTGTAACCCCCGACAAGCGCCCTCCTCCGCGCTCGCCGAAGAGTCGGTACGCTCAGAGTGTCGACGCTGATATTGCCGAAAGTGACCGTGCGGCTTCAGCAAAGTCCATGAAGAAGGGTGATCCAGGACCTAAGCGCGTTTCCTACGATCAGTCATTTCCTCTTACCGGCAAAGATACCATTGCACGTGACGAGGCTAGGGCGGCGGAACCTGCTGGAGAGTCGTCGCCTTTGCAACGGTCCATGAAGAAGGGTGACGACGATGACAAGGATGAGGAAAAGCTTTCTAAAGTTGTCACTCCCTCTGACGTGGTCACTCCCTCTGACGTGGCTAAGAGCATTCGTGCGATAGCCATGGAGTCGTTGAGAGAGGCGCGTATTACAGCAGAGACAGAAACAGCTGCGCTACAGACCCGACCAACACCTGCTGCAGGCGTCCCAATCATGAAAAGCTTCGGTGATCATGTGGATATAGAGAAGGCCCTCCGCGCAATCTCTGTGGCAGGCATGAGCCGTAAAGCTCGTATGGACGCAGCTTTTCAGTTCGGACAGTCCGTAGGACGCACCCGTCCTGCGATTCCTCTGGAAGCTGCACGTATTGCCACAAACGTCGGAGTGACTAACGTGCGTTCTAGTTATGAGCCACCTATAGTTCCTACCCGTCATGTGGATGCTCCGCTCGCGCAAGACCGTCCGCAAGGCACACACGCCTCTTGTGTGGTTCATGGGTACGTACACAAGAGTGACAGCCCTTGCCCCCTATGCACACAAGCCGGTGGCAGTGAAGCAGGGCCGCTCTGGAGACGCTAATGGACCTCTTTTTACGCAAGTCTCTTACTGGCTGGGATATCGCCAAAGCCAAAGGAAAAACCTCCACGGGAGAGCAGCGGGGCGGGGCGTACATAGCGCGGGTACAGACCGGTTATGAAAAGGACGGATCTCCCAAATACCGGTACTTCAATGAGAAAGAATACGAGGCCTATTTGTCGGGGGACAAAGAAGACGGTGACAAGAAGGGCGAAGAGAGCAAGAAGAAGGGTGACGGTCTGAAAGACAAGCAAGACAAAGAACGAAAGGAAGAGACGCACAAGCAAAGTAAGCTCTTCAGCGCAGCTGCCAAGAAAGAAAAGAAGAAGAAGGAGGAGAAGGTAAAGAAGTCTCTTCCCCTTCTGTACTTAGAGGTAAACGATGAGTAAGAACAACATGTCCAGAGTTCCTGTTCGCTTCATCCCAGGCAACGAAGACCTGTTGAAGTCCCAGGTTGGCACAGCATCCCCAGGACCGGGGTGGGCTGGGCAGCGCGAAGGCACGGACTATCGTCCTGAGGAAGAGCAGGCATACAAAGTAGGTGGTGGGGTATGCCCGTCGTACCGCACACCTACTGATCGTGTCAGCGGCAATCAGATGTTCCGGCGTTATGCTAACGGTGACCTAGACGTAGGGGTTGCGTTGCATCATGTTGTGGACGCCCTGCACCGCGCAAAGATGTCTGCTGGGCACGACCAGTTGAACAGTTTGGAGAAGGTGGCACTGAGTGTTCTTTTTCCGCAGTCGTTCTCGTATGTGGACGCAGGTATGGCAGGATCCGTAGCTACTGTGCAGCTGCGCCTAAGCCCGCTGGAAATAGTGCAGATAAGAGAGGCGGTCGCGCGTCATCTTGCTGAAGAGTTGAACTGGAACGCTGGGCAAGGTGGGGGTTCTGTTCCCGGCAGGAACACCACGAGAACATCTTGACTAAGGCTAGGATCAAGACAAATCTAACCAACCTAGAGTTGGATTTGGTAGGTCGCAGATTGCAGGACCTGGTGAAGGGCCAGCAGAAGTTGCCAAAGCCTGAAAACCCCGCAGAGAGAGAGCTGCTCCGTAGAGCAGACCACCTCTTTGATGTGCTTCTTGAAAATCTACAGAAAGAGGTGTCCAGGGTTTTGTTGCGTAAATGACGTAGGGGTTGGAGCTGTATTGTGCAAAAGTTGTTGGTTTTCTGCCTAGCGTTCATGCTGGCTCTAGGGTGTGCTGGAAGCATGCCTCGATACGTTCGCACCCCAATACAAATGGCTGCAATCAACGACGGTGTAGTGGCGTTGGTTATGCTCCCACCAAATAGTCGATCCGGGCTGCTTCATGTGTACTGCACAGGAGCCTTCGTTGATCGCTATCGAATTCTTACTGCAGCCCACTGTGTAGACGATGCGTCTCACGTCTTAGTAGCCACCTACGTGGACTACACAAGCTCAGACCGGCTGTTAACCACTGAGTCTCATGTGAACACGTTCTCGGTCACACGCGTGTCTACCGCCATGGATTTGGCGCTACTGACTGCGTTAGAAGATGACCTACCGCCACACCACGTATTTGTGGTGGCCCGGCACGCCCCTACACAAGGCGAACATGTCATATTGATGGGGCACCCACTTGGTTTGCCTTGGAGCATTACGCAGGGTGTGGTATCCTCCGACTACCGTGTTGGGTGGCCCGGAGAGTTGCCTGACGTAAATCCGTTGTTTATCCAACACGATGCTAGCGCATCTGGGGGAAACAGCGGTGGGCCATTGTTGAACTACAACAACCAGATTGTTGGTGTGCTGGTGCAGGGTGTACAAGGTGAAGGTCACTTGAGTATGAGTGTACACACCTCTTTGGTGCAGAGCTTCTTACAGGGACTACGATGAACAGACCACAAAGACCCACGGATCCTAATCCGTTGTTTACTTTAAATGACGCGTATGTTGTCAAGAGTGCTTCTACTCCCATGCAGAAGCAGCGTGCTTTAGATGGTACACCACATACACGTGGTGGCCGCACGGGTTTGCACCCAGGGAATGTTGAGCCTGTAGGCGACAACCAACCTTCGTTGTACTTAGAGAAGTCATTGGTGGCAACAGGAGGCGACATACGGTCTGGAAGTGCTGGCCCTATCGGCCCCAGCGTCCCAAAAGTTGTCCACGGCGGTGGAATCTCAGATAAAACCGTCCACGGCGGCATCCTCTCCGGTGTCGACCGTGACAATGTCGTCTCTATGTCTATTAACCCAGACGAAGCCGTGAAGTCTTTTTTGAAGGGTTCTTACGGGGTAGGCCCAATGGACGCTGCGGCAGCAAAGAAGCCTAAGAAGGCTCCACAAAGCTTGCCGCAAACCCCTACGAATCCTGTGGGCGGCGAGGAGAAGGCTCCCGGAATGGCTAAAGCCATTGATACGCTCCGCAAGTCTGTTGACGCGCTTGAAAAAGCCGGGCGTAGGACTGCGTTCAACGCGGGCACTACAGTACAGAGCGACGCTAAGGCGCCCATAGCTCCACCCTCGAATGTCACACCCCAGCAGCTCTCTGGGAAGGAAGCAGACTATCACGCGGTCCACACTGACGCCGCGGATGATGCTGGCGACACCAAGTTGGCAGACCCAGCCAAGCCCAAGAAGGACAAGAAGGCGGGCGCAGCCGGAAAGTACGCAGGTAAGAAAGTTGCTGGTGCGGTGAACACAGCTGTTGGTGTAGCTGGTAAGGTGGCTAATACTGTACTGAGTGTCATACCAACATCAGGACGTTGAGGCATGCGCAAGATAGGGGAACGCCTACGGGAGCTGCGCGACGTAGTGCGCCTCCACACGAACTGGTTCGCTGTAGCTCTTCTAGGCAAGGACGCGGTCTCTGCTGAAGAACTGCAGGAACTTGTCGTGTATGGAAAGCTACCTCTAGATGAAGCTCTTGATCTTGCCAAGAAGTCGTACATACTAGGTAGGCTCCAAGCCACACTCAAATCCTCTGACTACAAGAAGCTGAGCTACGAGGAAGTCGCAGATGCTGCTGAGCTTGCACACCTCACAGCGTTGGAGGAGTACGCTGTAGAGCAAGCAAAGCTTCACGCGGCTGAAGGGCTGAAGGGTCTCTCGGATGAGGTAGCTGCTGGTGTGTTCAATCGTTTGAAAGACGCAGTGAACAGCACAGTCAGTGAATCATCTGTGCGTAGCATCATTCAGGATCACACTGCGATTGCCCTCACAGAGAAGCAGCCATACCAACAACTCGCTTCTACACTAGCGAAAGAGCTTAAGACGGCGTCAGGCAGAAACTGGCAGCGGGTAGCTGCTACTGAAATGCACAGAGCAAAGCAGATCGGCACTGTGCAAGCAATCGTGAACAAGCTTGGACCGTACAAGCACTCAGACGGACCAGACTCTATGGTTCGGATCATTCCTAACCTAGACACTTGTGAAGATTGTTCTGGTCACTATTTAGAGAACGGGGAGCCTCGGGTTTTCCGGCTGTCTGAGATTCTGCAGGCTGGTTCTAATGCAGACACTGGTGTGAAGCACACACGCGAGGGTGGTAGGCACGCGCACTGGAAGACCACACTGCCTCCGCTGCATCCTGGGTGTGGGTGTCGTATAGAATACTCACCCGGTTCTTTGAGCAAGGCTGTCGGTGATGCTCCGATCTCCGCGGCTAGTAAAGGGTCTGGCAGTGCCCCGTCAGTGAAGGTGGATGCTGCTCCTACTCCCGCGAGCATTCCCGGCGTAGCAGCACCAGGGAACGTTGCTGGCCCAGGACGCCCGTCCGGTACTGAAAAGACTCAAGTCGCCGGAACCGGCAAAACCATGCCCGCATCAAGTGTATCTCCCGAAGGTCAACCTGAAGAAATGGTTGACTGTCCGTTTGGTGGGGGTGCAAGTTGTAAGAAGCACGGAGGGAATGGTTACAAAACACATAAGGCTGACGGAGCTATTATGGCGGCTCATCAAGAAGCGTTGGACAACGGAGCCACCCCAGATGACCCAGAAGCCGCACAAGAGCTGGTGAGCAAAGATCGTGCAGCAGCAGACGCATACTCGAAATATCCTCCAAATGACCAACAGGTATTGAAGGACATCGTAGAGATCAGAGACACCAAGGAAGGTATCTCTGAAGAGGATATGGCAGAGGCAGTAAAAAAGGGCATTACTGGCGTGTCAGACTCTTTCAAAGTGCGAATAAAGGACAACGGTCACGCAGCAATGAAACCGGGCACTGTGTACGATGACAAGGAGTCTGGTGTACTAGCTGGCGGGGATTTGGGACAGTGCCCCGTTGGAGAGTTCCATAATCACGAAGCGTCGGCGTTCGACTATTCCCTTTTGCTGGGTTCCGCTGGTAGTGTCCCTGTAGCTACTACACGCTCGCACGAGGGCAAACCTGTAAGTATGGCAGCCTGGGCGGAAGGCTTTAATCCGCTGGGCTCTCAGCTCCACGCGTCAGGCGCGAGACTAGCCGCGCGTGGAAATAACTACAAAGCACTACTTGACAGCGCACCAGAAGGCAACAGAGACGCGCTAAAACAGAAGGTGGATGAAATCATCTGTTTGTCAACAGCAAGCAACGGTGGTGACGATCATTCAGACAACTGGGTGGTAAACAGCAATTTCTCAGATGTTAGAAAGATAGACAACGGCGCGAGTTTTGGTAACTCTATGTTTGGTAGCAAAAACTCGATGCTGATGGCTGCTGCCAAGAATAGTGCTGACGGAATGTTCCAAATGCCTGACCATGTGGTCTCACGAATGTCTACTATGTCGTTGGGAGATATGCAAAAAGGATTACCGAAGTTGCAGGATTGGCAAGTAGGGCAGCAGTTTATGCGACAACAATATATGCTGCATCTTCAAGAAGCTAATGGGGGGTTGGACCCAGAGTACTTTTTAGGGACTTGGGCTAACCCCAGAGGCAACTCCGCTATGTTGCGGCCTACTAAAGCGGCTTCGGCGCCAGTAGAGGGGTGGGGGAAAAACCAAGGTGAGGCGACCCAAAAGTTCTATGGACGAAAACAAGCCCGGCAACTTCCCCACCAAATGTTCGACAGTTTTTGCAAGCAGTGGATGCAGGACGCAGCAGGGGATGAAAAGCATCCGCACCACGAAGCCGCCAAGGAGTTGAACGACCTAGGGATCTTTATGCCTGCTGGGTATTCTGTAGAAGAGACCTTTACGGCGCGGGACGGCACTATTTCAAGACACTCGGACGGTAGCCCTGTCACACAACTACGGTATCGCTCTACTATGCAGAATCCAAGTCGTGTGCGAGAGGACGGGCTGCATAAGAAGTATGCAGATACAATACGTGCGGAGTATCCCCCACTCAGAGGAGAATTGTCGGGGCATCGCCTCGGCGGCGGACTTGCCACCCTTGCGGGCCGGAGGCAGTCTACCGAAGGAGCATCTCCAGCACCTCCAGGAAATAAGACAGTTGCTGCTACACCCCTGTATGAACAAGAATCCAAGAAGGGTACCGTGAAGAATAAGACAGTTGCTGCTACACCCCTGTATGAACAAGACTCCAAGAAGGGTACCGTGAAGAAAGGAGTGCGTCTTTTTCTGGACTTGACAAAGGCGTGGTAGTGCTTAAGTTGCTCGCGGAGGTGTGTTTTGGAAAAAGTAATAGTTGTAGACGGACAAGCAGGCAAAACAAAGGCTCGCCTCACCTGGGACGGTAAGAAAGTTACGTGCGATGACGAGAACTTTTTTGAGTACTTGAAAAGCGAGTGTGGTTCAGTAAAGGATGGGTCTGAGTTTCTGCAAAACGTTATGCTGCGTTTCAAGAGTGGTTATCTACACGCGTACAGAATCGGGAAACGCGGAGAGAAGGATGAGCAAAAAGATCAGTAGGTGCGTTCATGGTGGAGGTTCTTCTTGCAGGCAGCAGGGGGGCAGTGGTGTTGCGTCTCACGCTCGCGCGTACGTACACCCTTACCCAACCACCTTAGAAGTAGGTCTACCTGTAGGTGATTACGTAGAGCCCGTGCAAAAAGCTATTCGGTCTGTGCGTCTAGACAAGATCCAGGAGTTGTTCGACGAGGACAACGCACGGTATGCATTAGACACGTACGTGCACAGCGGCGCGAATATAGTTCGCACCGTTAGAAAGTCTTTGTACAACTTCGATTTGGAGACAAACGAAGGTGTACATAAGTTGCTAGAGTTGTTGCCTGTGCTAGACGTAGCCATCCTACAAGAGGTGGCTGGGGAAATCTGGCCTGGGTATCCAGCACAAGAAACGGACCCAGACCTTCTACGCGGTGAAGTCTTGGGTTATCTCCTGGACTGGCAGGATGGACATGGACAGCAAGAAGGATAGCCGCGGACCCGAAGCTCAGAGCGTCGATGCCCGCGCACTTATGTACGCCTTTACGCTTCAGCAGTTGAAAGCATATGGTCGAAAGACGAAGCTGCAGTGGATGCAGGTTGGGCTGTCCAGCAAACAGATAGAAAACTTCGTAAGATGTGGTATACTGGGCGTCGAAATAGACCCAACAAACACACTGTCTTACTACGCGGTGCCCTCGGATGACATCAGTTCCTGACGTACATAAAGAGCTTGGCGAGAAGAAGCACGTGCACAGATTTACTATGCGTACGGGTAAGCAGATTTTGTCTAACGTGGACACCGCGGTTAGTGGGGGCCATGTGCACGAAGTGGACGGTAGGATTACCTCAACTTCCCGCGGTTCTGGTCATACGCACACCGTTGTGGCTGATGGTGTGGAAGTGGTTAGCGGTCCCGCGGCGTGGCCGCAAGAGATAGGTTTTCACCAAGAAGCGGTCCTAGAGAAGGGCCTGATGCCAGATCTAGTAGACCCCACACACAACTATGTGTTCAAGACTGGGGAATACGGGATACACAACTTCTGGTACCAAGATATGCGTGGAAACTACTGGCGATACAGCAATGCCCCAAAGGATCATAAGGACTATGATCTTCGTGCAGGTATCCCCCTGATGGACAAGAACCAGCCCCTACCGCACACAGCCCCTCAGTACTTTACCTTGGAGGGGCGCAGGCGTAGCACGGCCCTACCAGAAGAAGTTGAGAGTGTTGTGAACGCGGGATACGACCCGCTGAACGCTAGAAACGTTTGGTATGAAACCTATGAAGATCCAACAGACGGGACCAGGCGTTACATCTATCTGGACTCAGACATACGCGAAAACCCCGACTTGTGGGTTCAGTACCAGCTGCGCGTCGTTGACGCTGGACTGCTGCAGTACCGACAGTTCGCTACATACCTGTTCACGGAGAAGCAACATCCGAAGGACCGCATAGTAGGTGCTATTCTGATGTTGGTTGAACAGGGCTTGTACGAAATAGAAGAGCTTGCCGATGCTGTTATCTCTGATATAGCGTTCATAGACGAAACCATCAAGCTTCTAGGCCGCAAGTTCGTTTGTGATATTCCTTTTTATGACTTCTTGACGAGCTTAGTAGCCGGTAGAAATCCTTCAGACCCGTTGTTCATGGTGGACACCTACCACGGACAGAACTCGTTTGGGTACAACTATTTGTTCTCCGTGTTCAAGCACATGAACATGAGTCCTCAACACTTGATGTACTGGCGCGCTAGCCAGATGTTTTCTCGTGTAATGAACCGGCTGGCCATGGCTTCTGACGTACCTCCTGAGGAGGTGGAGGGCCGTGCCTTGTCGGAATTGCAGCGCATGTTCAGCACTAATGAAAACATCAAGCACATGGTAGACCACAAGGTTCGAGAGACGTTACTGTCAAACTACGGTGTTGACCTCAAGAAGGCGTTGTCTAGATCAGAGGTGGATGACTACGGTGTACTTGTGGTGTTCTCCGATTTGTCTGATTTACGCGGCGACGAGCTTGCTTTCTCAGCGTGGTTACACGCGGAGCCGATGCACGATATCAGCGAAGCAGAAGAGATCGCATTAGAAGCACAGCTGGCCATTTCACAAGGTGGTGACGAGGGTGATGACGAGGGTGATGACGAGGGTGCGGAAGACCAAGATCCAGCAGCCCCCGGTAAGGATGGTGGGGAAGCAGGGCCTGGGGCTATGGCGGTGGCCAAAGAATGACTAGCAACCTTCAAGGCATACTGACTGTGTTCGATAGCTGGGAGCCCCTAGAGAAAGCCCGCAAAGCAAAAGGGCTGAACAAGTGGGGCAAGCTACAACACATTGCACACAAGTTGTCTGGTAAGTCCAAGGACGCGATTACTTACACGTGCGCGCATTCGTCTCACGTAGGAGACACGCACGTGTTGGGCTCCGTTGTCGGCACACTGCACTTTTTGGTGGGCTACGGAAATCCCGGATTTCATATGGCTCCGTATCATTGGCAGATTATAGACCCCGGCATCAATGATGAAGAAGCTGAGGAACTACACAAGCTACGCGGGCATCCTTCTAGACCAGAGTTGTGGCGTGCTGCAGAGTTGGAGGACATGCCGGAAGGGGATTTCGTCCTAGGGATGCCCCACCCATCAGCCATTGTGGCGCAGGAGCGTGCGAAGAGATCTGCAGAAGGTATCCGTGTTGTTGTAGGCAGCGGAACCTACCTGGCTGTCCCTTCTGAAGGTTTGGTGTACGGAGAG